CCCTCAAAACCCTCTGAATGGTTTTTTAGATAATTCATATATGCATCACCATCCCAAATATGACAACCATTCTCTATCAAATATTTGATATTAGTATCACCCTTCAAAAACCACTTTAACTCCGTCATCATGGTCTTAATTGCCATCTTCTTTGTTGTTAACAATGGAAACCCATCTTGCATATTGTGTCTAATCGTGTAACCAAAAATTGATTTGGTACCAGTTCCTGTACGGTCTTTCTTATCTTCACCGTATTCTAAAATTGTTCTAAGTAATGTCTGATATTGTGTGTCTATGTTATTCATAATAAAAAAACCTTCTCCTTAAATATAAGAAGAAGGTCACTAATTATCAATTAATAATTTGTTTGTTAGATTATTTTCCGATAACTAAATCGTTATAATCTAATTTTTCCATACCACCCATCGAGTCCTCAACCTCGTCATACATATAAGCTTTAACTACTGCAACTACGCTTTGTTCAGCTTGGGCTATTTTTGACTCCATCCAATCATCTAACTGCTCACCCTCTTCCATCATTTCCCACATTTTATACGCCACAGTGGCTATGGTAAATAATTGTTGTTTTGCCATATATGAACCATCATGGTTCTCCTTAAGTTTTTTTTGTAATCTTTTAAGTTGTGTTTCAGTTAAAACAATGTTTGCCATACTCTTTGTATTATAATGATAAATATATCAAACTATTAAAAACGGAATCGGTCTTGAATAAGTTTAATGTCATCTTGATTAAATTCTATCCCGTGTCTGTTTTCAAATTCATCAATCAATGTTTGAATAGCATCTTCATAACCTTTATTATTCAAAAGTACATATGCACCTAAATCAGCCTCAATCTCGTCTTTTTGATTTCTTGGACCCTTGTGATTTAATTTTAGATGTGCTATTTCATGAGCTTCAATAAATTTTAAATCGTCCCATGTAAATTCATTACCCAGTAAAACCTCACCATCAATAATTATTGTTTTTAATTCGGGAGCCAAAAAACCATAACCATATTCATCAAATAATCTTTCTAAATCCTCGTAATTAGGATTATCTTTAAATACAACGGTAATATTCATTCCGTCCATAAATTCACTAGGGTAAGTAATTATATCTTCACTCATACATATAAATATCTAAAAATAGAAAAGGTCAGTATTACCTGACCTTTTTGGGACCGACAGTAAATGGCTATGTCGGACAACTCCACCACCCTTTCGGGATTATTATACCATTTCTTCAATGATACCAATAACTTCACTAAAGATAAGAACAACACAAGCCACTGTCAAGTCAAATGGAATAAAAGTATATCCCAAAATTCTAACTCCAGATTTAATAAAACTAATAATCTTGTGCCATCTTTGATTTGGCATGTGTTTGAAGTCTTTAAGTTTAGTATCGTATTTGATTGGTGTCTTTTTCTTTAACATAGAATACAGTTCAGGATTGATAATACTCATAGGATTATTCTCACCGGTAAGTTCTTTGTAATAAGGATTTAATTCACCTGTCTGTGGGTCGTGAGTTGGAATGTTATTTTTCATATTTTAAATTTATAAGATAATCGTGTTACTTCATCGTGGTAAGCTTCTTCCACCGTTTTACATTGTCTAATACCATAACCATGACCATCTGTTGTATAAAGAACTACATCGTCATCGTATCGTTCAATCTCTTCAATTACTTTTATTTCCTTTGTATCAGGAATAACAATATAACTACCAACTTTATACATTTTGTAATTGTTTAATTTTAATGTTCAACAAGTCAATGTTGTTTTTATCACGGTCAGACAACTTACCCTTTGATTTGATTTCAGAAATCATGTCCTGAATTTTCTCAACTTCACTCTTTGGGATAATGAATTTTTGTTTCTTAATCCACCCAACAAATTTAGTAATCCCATTCATAACCATTACTCTTTTCTTAAAAAGAACATAAAGGATAACCGCTCCGATAATATAAGGGTAATAAGCCATCACAAGTAAATAAATAAACTTTAGGATAATAACCAACAATAAGAACAATGTCCAAGTCAAACTTCTAATGTATTTCAAAATATCCCCCATAATTTTTTTCTTTTTTTAATTCCCAAACTTTTTTCTATGTGTTCAACAATACCTTTTGGACATGGTTTATTGAACTTTATTTTTTCATTCAAAAAACTACCAAAAAATTCTTCAGTTAGATGTGACGCTTTATCATCTACGTCAATCTTGTTTTGTATATAATAACGACAAAGACTTTCTTCGTTATATGAATTACCACCAAAGGTATAATAAATGTTAATACCATTTATAGTTTCAATCTCTGAAATAATTTCATTAACAGATGAGCCTTTAACATGTACTTGTTCTCCAATTTGATATTTCATCACGCCTCCATTTTAGATTTACGAACCGCATATTCCCCCAAAGACAATTCTTTGGTATTACCAATCACAATAGACTCTTTCAACAAAGAATGTGGAATGTGAATCAAGAAGTCACGAGCATTGAAACTGGTAAGGTCTTGACCCAACTCAATACATGAGTGTACCAACTGAAGGAACAAACGGAATTGAACCTCATCTACGAAAGTTTCTTGAACTAACTCACCGAACTTAGGGTGAATGATATTGATGTACTTTTGAGTTGCCATGATTTTCCTGTTTTGTTACACAAAGATAAACAAAATATTTTAAACCAACAAATAAAAGCAAAAAAAACCTCAGAGGTTAGTCTGAGGTTAAGGAAGGTGTATGTATAGTATAGAACGCTGAGACTACACGTTTATATGACCCGTCTTTCGTGAGATTACCCTTATTAATGGTTGCTCACATTGTCCACAATAGTTGCCTATTGTATCGAGTCAGTGTCGGTTATTTACGGTAACCAATCGTTTCGTTGCCAGCTACTCAACCGTTACTCTACTCTGTAAAGTCTTGCGGACTCTCTAAGGGATGGCCGTCCCACCAGGTATTTCGTGATTGACATCAGTAGACTTGCGGTCTACGTGATGACTTCATTGACCAATGTCTGAAGTATTAGACACCTTTCACTGTCAACGCCCGAAGTCTTTTGCTTGTCATTTAATTGGTAATAATTAAATTAGCATTTGAGGAAAAATGGACGATGTGCTTCGGGAGAAGTTTCGTTTCTTTTGGAAACAAAATGCTTCACACCACCCTGTGAACCTGCCAGCTCACGGTACTTCAGGATAACGTAGACTCTCTCGTCTCGGTTACCCATCGTACTGGTACCCAGCCCTACGACTCGTTGGCAGCGAGTGTCGAACCGTCACCTGTGACTTTTCCTATTGGTGTCACCACCTCAACTCTGATATCCCTCGAACTCAGAGTGGTCTTGTCCCCTTAGCAGTTGCCCTCAGGGTCGTAACCGTAGTCACTTTGTTTAGTTGTCAGGTCATTGACCTGCGAACATTCCGAAGATGCTACTCTCCGTTCAGTCCCTTTAGTCCCTTCACAGGGGTTATCTAACGACGCTAAACCGCCGATGGCTAATAAACTAAATTTGTCTTTTCAAAAGGGGTTCTTTTGTAGGATTTCTCCCAAAAGTCTTTGTCAGTTTATTAGACCAACCTACAATAAATGTAAGAACGTTTGATGATTTCTCATCATTTGTTTGACAAATTTAAAACAAAATTTTTAATCTGTCAAATTTCTTTTCAAAAAAATTCTGATTTTTTTCAGAGTAGGGTAAGATATAAATATCTTATACTTTTAGAAAAGTTATACAAAGATAATACTTTTTTTTACTTTGTCAACTCGGTAGAGTCATTTTTTTTATTTTTTTTACTTATTTCCTTAATTAAAAGAGAAAGTGGATTGTATGACATCTTAAAATGTCCACTATATCTAATAAATGGAGTTTCGTCAAATTTGTTAGTTCTCATTATCTTACTAAATAAAAATATAAATATTATTAATATTTGTATTCTCCGCCACCAGTAAAATTGTCTTTGAGTGCTGCTAATTTATCTTCAGATGATGCAAGAAGGTCTATCATTTTATCCATTTCCTCAATTTGTTGTGGGTGTTCTCCAATTCCTACAGAATTTTTAAAATAAATTTCTAATGTTGCCAATGCTTGACATTTGTCTGATTCGTATTTAGCCACCAATGCATTATAAAGTAAACTGTTCATATTAAATTGTAATTTTGTTATATTTATGTTTATGAAGTTAATGGTAGGTAATAATGTCTTTAAAGTCAAACTAGCAGTCACTCCTGAAGCAATAAAAAAAGGAATGATGAATCAAATGTTTGACGAATCATTTGGTGGAATGTACTTTATAATGCCAAGAACTGAAAAACAATGTTTTTGGATGAAAAATTGTTTAATACCATTAGATATTATAATGGTCAATGACAACGTTATTACTAAAATAAACCATGATTGTCAACCTTGTAACACTGAAGAATGTGTGAGTTATTGTGGATATGGTAATAAAGTTATTGAATTACCAGGTGGTACATGTAAAGAGTTAGATATTCAGGAAGGAATGGATATATCCTTTGATTTATTCTGATTTACTACTTTCTATTTTTTGTTTAAGTAATCTTACAAATTCTGCTTGAATCATTTTGGCAAACTTAACATACGGTGCATCATCACTTTCAGCATTGTACTTATACGAACCTTGTGGTGGTCTTTTACCTCTACCAAAATAATTTAATGCCGAAATATTTGTAATACATTTGTGTCCACCCGAATTAGCTTGAATCATTTCCCACGCAGGAACACCTAATTTATCAAGTATTGCCCATTGTTCATCAGTTAATTCGGCAGATGGAACATCCATAATTTGTTTTAATGTTTCTATTTTCTTTTCACCACCTTCGATTGAACGAATCTTATCTCCGTAAAATGCTTCTAAATCAGCATTTGTAAATCCAACTGAACCTTCTTTTGCAGATGTTTCTGAAACCCATTTGATGGTTGAAAGTGGAATTATCTTTTCTTTAAGTTGTCCTTCCCATTTTGATAAAACTTCTTGTGCAATTTCACCTAAGTTTACACCTTTTAATTCTCTTTCCGATTTAAAAGGATTACATGACGCTTGTACCAAACCCATTGGCCAAGCAATTACCAAAAAATCAGCCTCGGGATTGTTCTCAAATGGTGTGTATCGGTCATACGAACCGGGTTTTATCATAGAACCACCACCGTATTGCACTATAATTCCGTCCTCATATTTAACATTCGGATTTTCTTTTTGTGTCTGTACATATAATTCTTGATTTTTAGCCATTTGTTCTGGTGATGCGTAACCTTTTTCATTAGCAATCCTTTTTATATTTTGATATATGTTTAAAAGAGAAGGTTTAGATGTCATCACCAATTCTTCCATAAAACCAGGTTTATTCTTATATGCCAAAAGTAATTTGTTAGTCGCTAATCCTAAAGCAAATTTGTTTTTTTGTAAGTTCTCATTAGAATCTAATTGAAAAATAAAATTCATAATATCTTTAGGTTTTAAACCAAATCTAGCAAAGTCTGCAGAATCTACCGTTGAAATTAAACTAATATCTTCAGAAGGAAAAATGTCTTTTGGTGACATAACTTGAGATAATGTAGCAACATTAGAACGAGATGGTCTAAAAGATGTGGCAGTGTCTTTTTCTACTCCACTTTGGGAATCATGATGGTCTGTATGGATAACAAACATTGGTTTTCCATGTGCAAAATCAACGAGTACAGGCATCGTATCTCCTTGAGCATCTTGTTTTTTAACTGAAAACTCTTTATCACCATATTGGATAATTTCAGAATCAACAACTTTTATTCCATTGTCTTCCAAATAGTTTTTCATTGCCAAAGCAGTTGTAACCCCATCTAAATCCTGATGGAAATAAATTTTAGCTTTTGGGTATCTTTCAGCTAAATCTTTAATGTTTCTTAAACCAGATTCTTTTATTATCCTTCTCATATCAATTCCAAGAACCATGAATTCTAATTCCATTTTTTCCTTTTGTATCTACTACGTATACAAATTTTTCATCGTCTATCGAATGAAACAATATTTCTCCTCCACCTGTTAAATCGATAAAATCTTTAGAAGTAAATTGTTTACCAGATAAGTTGCTTGATATACCGGCAACTTTAACATTACCATCAACACGAATAATAACCCATTTATGGTTTGGGTCTAAGACATATTTTCTTTCTGGAAAACCATTAGGTATTAAATTTTCTTTTTGAGCTATATCAATAAGTGAACCTTTATATGATTTATTATCTTCTTCAGAAATAACTTTTTTAATAATTTCTTCCAATTGGCTTTCTGTTAGTCTTATTACTTTTTTCATATTTAAAAACGTTTACTATAAATATAACAATAAAGAAAAAACCCCTCATTTCTGAGAGGTTTGATTTACTAAAGATGTTGAACATGCCAGTATGTTGTCAAACCATGTTCGTTGTGGTACGGTTAGTTCATCTTTTCTAAACCACAGGATTTCATTTTCTATGGTTGTGATGACTATCGTATCTTTATCTACTATTTTAATTTTTTGAATGTTCATCTAAAACTATCTCCAATTGTTGTTGGTTTAATTGGTATTCCTTTATTCTTTCATTAGCAACCTTACAATAATTTTCACTAATATCAAATCCAATCCATTTTCTTCCCAACATTTCAGCCGCCAAACAAGTTGTGCCTGAACCATTGAATGGGTCTAAGATAATGTCCTCCTTGTATGAAAGAATTTTGATTGCTCGGTATGGGATGTCCAATGAAAATGTTGCCTTGGTCTTCTGTTGGGTATCAGCAAAATAATTCCATTGTCCATAAACCAGTGATATGAAATCTTTTTTATCTTTATCATCATAGACTAATTTTTTTCTAAACTCACCTTCAATTTTTTCATTAGGGACCATTTGATATTCACCCTCCCATTGAGGTGTTCCTTTAATTTCTTTTTTGTGTTTCTTTTTGTAAGCCAAGATAACACACTCTTTAGGGTTATAAATATATGGTGCTGAAGGACTCATCCAACTTCCCCATGCTGTAGTTTTGGAACGATGTGGTGAACTCTCTTCAAGGTCAACAATACCAAAAAAACCAAAACCAATTTCTTTCATTATCATCCAAATTTCAGCAGAAATATAAACTCTTCCACCTTTGTCTTGTCTGTTAATTTCATAAGGAATATTAAGGGCAATACGACCATCATCTTTAAGAACTCTATACGCTTCTCTCAACCATTCTTTAGTAAAATTTAAATATTCAGAAATCTGTTTATCATCATCCCAACTGTCATAATCAATACCTACACCATAAGGAGGACTTGTTACGATTAAATCGATGGACCTTTCATCCATGTGTGACATCAACTCGCGACTGTCACCATTATATATTTTATTATTCTCCATCATTCTCAATAACTTTAATTCTTCTATCAAGGTAAAATAACGCTTTCTTTAAATCCTGTATTGGTGGATTACCATCTTTCTTTCCGCTTCTAACAATATACTTTAATACATTAAAAAGATAAGCATCTTTATCTAATCCTGTTGCTTCAGCAATTTTGATAACCTCATATGGATTATCTTTTCCACCATAATGTTGTGGATGATTCACTAACTCTGAGCTCATTTTTTATTATATCCTTTTAATACGTAATAATCTTTTGCTAATGGACTTTCTTCTATAATTCCTTCATTAATAGCATTTTTAAGAATTTCTTTAGTCTCATTTTGTGATTTTTTAAGAATGTACTTTGAAATATATGAAATGTGAATAGGCATTCTAAGTTTTCCTTCCAACAATCTTGTTACTTCTTTATTATTTTCTTGACTCATGTTTCTGACGTTTTTGTTCTTTTCGTTGTTTTCTTATTTTCTTGTCTGAAATGTTTGATTCAACATTTTGTTTTTCAGATTCCATTTTCTCTTCAACAACCAATTCTCTATTTTGTTTCCATTCAGTCTTTGAACAATATTCCCAACCCAAATATGTTGCCATTACTAAAGTGTGAGCCTCTTTGTCTTTTACTCTTTTAATTTTACCGGTCTGTTTGTTCTTTAATGTTTTCATAAGTTCTATTTTTACAAAATATAATAAAAAAAAATATCAATATCAATTTTGGAACATCAATAAAATTTCACCTTTTGTCATTCCAGCTGTATACAATTCGTGAAACTTTGAAGACCATATATCCATTACCAAAGCATCCGCTTTAAATAATAATTGTAGGCGAGATTCGTCACACCCAATGATTGATTCTTTAGTTATATATCGTTTATTAAAACCCATTTGTGTTCTGAATTAAGTCTAACGCTAGTTATATGTTTCATATTCCATTCTCTTGGACTTATCAAAGATAAGAAACATTCTCCATTATGTCTTTCATATAAGTGATAAATTTCACCAATTACTGGTTCAAATGAATATTTTGAATTATAAATCAAATTATTTAGCTTAACTGAATCTAACAAATCATTATATTCATCAACTATCTCTTTGTATTTGGCATTAAATGTTTTTTGAACTTTATTGACACCTCTTTCTTTAAATGCCCCAACATCATCTAATATGATTGCAGGTGCTGACACATTTGTACCATACGGTAAAATGGATGCCTCGTATTTGCGAGTGTCTTTATTCCAAACTATATTATCTGGTTTTTTCTTCACAAGACCAATAATATTCTCTTATTTTTCTACCTAATTCCATATCATTAGGATTTTCTTTAACCATTTCGACAATTTTTTCAATTTCCATCTTTTGTAATTTCTTTTATTTCATTTATTTTAACCGTTTGCAAAATATAATTTGCAATCTTTCTTCTAATCATTGGAATTATGGTTTCTACCAACGGGTATTTGTTATCAAAATTTGCTTCAAATAGTGGTAATAATTTAACCAAATCTTCTTTAGAAATATCTGGATTATAAAACATAGTTTTTTCTACTGTCGTTTGATATAATCCTTTTGGTTCTCCTTCATATATTTTATTTAAAAAACATTTTTGTGTGTTAAAATCCCCATCAATGGCAGGTCTTAGACGGTACTCATATATGTATAATTTTTCATATACATTAAATTTAATATACCCATTACCTGTCATTATATTTTCATAATTTTTAATTAACTTTAATGAGACAGATTCATTAACAATTTCCCATAGTGATTTACCAATCATGAAAAGAGCCGTGAGTTTATCACGGGCAAAATCACTGACCTCAATAATAACTTTTCGTTCTTCTTCTGTTGTTTTTCTAACTGCATGATATTTTATTTCACTTATCATTATCTCGTCATCAGGTTCAGTAAATTCACGACCAATAGACATGTATTGGTTTTTATTTTTAACCGAACTAATATTTGCTAAATGAAGAGTTACCTGTTGGAAAGATGGGTATAGTTTTAAATCATCAAACTCTTTTTGAATTTTTTGATAGTAGTCTAAAAGAACATATTGTTTATGTTCAAAATCTATTGGCTGTTTGTATACCCAGTTAGTCTTCATTCACTTTTTATTTGAAGAAAACATAAGAAAATTTAAGAGATTAGTGAAGGTTTAATCCACTCTCATGACATAATAAGTTGTACCATTGATGTCCACTTCATAATCGTGACCATCATATGTACTTAGACTATTTCCAATACCGTCAGAATCAACCACATCTTCGATAAGTGAATCTTCATCAATATAATTGGAGATATCTATACCAAAAGTTTCAATATAATATTCATAGTTGTCTTTGGCTTCGTCAGCTCTTTCATTTGCAGCTTCGTAAATCATTTCTTCGGTTACTTCACCCTCAGGATTTGATTCAATATCATCTTTTTCTTCGTCTAAAGCATCAATCAAGTTTTGGAAATCATTAATTTCATCTTCATCCTCATCAGGGTCCAATCGATTCATCTCATATTCATACTCAGCAATTTCATCTCCAATCTTTTCAATTCTTTCTTGTTGTTGTTGAGATAAACCTAAATCATCCATATCAAAATAAGATTCTGGACTTTCGCTTATGTCATCATAAAATAATTCATAAAAATAATCTCTTAGTTCATCCAAATTTATATGGTTTTCAATGAAACTTTTACTGAAAGCTTCCATACCCATGTCGTCCCATAAGTTTCTTACGTAATCTTTGGCGGCTTCATATGCCTCATCCCATGTACCAACAGCATATGTTGAACTATCTGGTATCCACTCATAAGTGTCCAATCCGTAATGACTGTGATTAGCTCTCATCAAATCATAAATGTCAGTATCTTCGTCTAAGTTCTCTGTATCATTCAGATGTTGAAATATTGCATTTACCTTTTCAACTTCTTCATCGTCATTATTTTCTAAGTTCCAAGCGTCCGTTTGTCTTAACTCATCTTGCTCTCGTCTTCTTCTTGCAATTCTTTCCCTCTCTTGTTGTTGTCTTATTCTTTCTCTTTCTTGGTTAGCCCTTTCTTTATCTTTAAAGATTTCAATTTCTCTTGAAAAGTTATCATTCAAATAATTTTGAATG